AAAGAGTACATAAGGAATATCAGAAACAACCTGAGCAAATTGTTGAGGTAAATGTTGATAACAGACAGTTATCAGTAGTTCAGTTGATGAAGGAGTTACAAAGTTCTGATGAAGAGATCAAAGAGTTGATTGCTAGACCTGTGATAGATCTTGATGAGGAGTAGAGAATGAATGCCAGTATAAAGAATGTTCATTTTGGAAAATGGTTGAATAGGAAGATAGGATCAAAAACGCACTTCTGTCAAAGGTTTGATTGGAAGAGCAGAGAGTTACTTAGATGGTGTCAAGGTAAGAACTTTCCAAAATCGCCAGTATTGTCACAACTTCTCTATGATCTACATTTGCATATAGGACAGGAATATACATCTTTACTGGCAGAATGTCACGAGCAACTTATGAAGGATCACAAAGTATATAAATATGAACAGGAAAAAATTAGAAGACAACTTGAAAAAGAAACAACAACTGATTGAGTATGCAAAGAACTACCCTCTTTCAGTTTCTCTTCTTTGGGTTCCTCATTGCCACAACTACACAGGCATAACAGGAGAACGTGATCGGGGTTGTGGTAGACCTATGAAAAGGATCAAAGGGAATCTATATAGGTGTGATCATTGTGATATTACAGAGAAGAGAACATCACAACAGCATAGCCTTCTCTCTTTGGGTCAAGAAGCTACTTTGCTGTCAGGCGGCAATAGGGCAGGCAAAACAGAGGTGGGAGCATGTCTATCTGTTGCCGCTGCGAGCGGTTCAAAGGAGCAATATGTTAGAGACTGGTTGCAACTTAATAATCTACCCCTTGATCTAGTTCCTGAGAATCCTTCTACAGTGTGGTGTGCTTCTCTGAGTTATAAAGATGGTCTAGAATACCTCAGACCAAAACTAGATAAGTATCTTCCTGTAGGTACAAAGAAAACACGTTGGAACTCTCAAGATCGTGCTGTTGCTATTCTTCCTAATGGTGGTAGGATTGTGTCTATGAGTTGTGATTCAGGGAGAGAAAGTTTTCAGGGCGGATCTACTTCTTTGATTTGGATCGATGAAGAGCCTAATGATGAAGGTATATTTCATGAATGTTTATTAAGAACAGTAGATCTCAAAGGTAAAGTCATAATTACAGCTACACCATTAAAAGGTTTGTCCTGGATGTTTGAAAGATTTGTGGAGAATCCTGCAAAGGGTTTCGAGGTTGTGAAAATATCAGGTCTAGATAATCCGTATGTATCTAGTTTTAAGATGAGGAGAACAGTATCACACCTTACAGAAGCATCTCAAAGATCTAGATTGTTTGGTGAGTTCTCTTCTCAATCAGGTCTAGTTTATCCTGAGTTTTCAAAAGATACTCACTTGATAGATATAGAAGAAATTCCGAACCATTGGAACAGGTATATATCTATTGATTTTGGATCTAGTCATCCCTTTTGTGCGTTATGGGTTGCAGAGGCTCCTGCAGGTTACTACTCTTCTGATACTACTCTGATTGTATACAGGGAGTTGTATTGGGTGAATCATACGACAATAGAATCAGGTAGAGAGATAAACAGAATCAACAAATTGCACAATGAGGAGATACATTGGTATGTAGCAGATCCGGAATCGAAAGACGGACGTCTAACATTAGGAAGAGAATGTAATATAAGAACATTACCCGCCCCAAAACATTTAGGCGTGAATGAAGGGATCAACATGGTAAGAGAATATCTTCAGATTGATAAGGAAGGAAAATCTAGACTTTTATTTACGAAAGATGTAAAGAATACTTTGAGAGAGTTTAGGCTGTACAAATGGGATCATAAATCAAAGAAGGATGTCGTGAAGAAGGACAATGATCACGCGATGGACAGTTTAAGGTACTTTGTCATGCAATTTATGAGATATAATGCACATCAATAGGAGAATACAATGAGTGACAATTATTTTGTTAGGTTATATAATGCTATATTGGGCAAGAGTTATGCAAAGCAAATAGAGAAGCCAAAAGAGGAAAACAGAGGTGCTAGTTGGAACTCTGCCGGAGGTGTAAACAATACATTCTCAGCACAGGTTTCAATGGATGCATTTGGTATACATGGCTATACTCATGCAGGTGTCAAAAGACTATCTCAAGACCTTGCCGCTCTTCCTTTGAAGTTGATTAAGGGATATGGAGATCAAGCGGTTGAGATAATGGATCATCCTGTTCTTGATCTTGTAAGAATACCTTCAACAGATACAGATGAGTTCTTATTTCGAGAACAGATCACTATTGATCTCGTATTAAGTGGAAACTGTTATATTCTTCTTCTCGGTTCTTCTGATAGACCTGTTTCAATGGTTCGTTTGCATCCTGAAGAGGTTAGAATCGTTACAGATCCACAGAAGGGTCTTGTAGGTTATGAACATAATTCTTCAGGTTCTGTAGTGATGTATACTCCTGAAAGAATCATACATGGGAAGAATGCAGGATATCAAAAGGGGCCTCAAGCCTTATATGGTACAGGAGCAATACAACCATTAGCAAGAGAACTAGATGCTGATCTCAACTCTCAAAAACTCGTATCAGAAGCAACTTCAAAAGGTAGACCTGATGTTCTTCTGTCACCTAAGGAAGATGGCGATATTTGGAATAAAGAAGTGAGAAGACAGATCCTTGATCAATATAAAGGAATGCAGAAGTCAGGCGGTGCTATGGTTATGTCAGGTCAAGTACAAATAGATATGCTTCAGTTATCTCCCCGAGATATGGAATTTCAAGCATCTAGAACCTTTGCACGAGAATCTATCTCTGCTGTTTTGGGTGTACCTCCTTCTGTTCTAGGATTACCAACTGCTAACTATGCTCTAGGTCGACAACAAGCGGTTGAATACTGGAGTAATCAGATTAAGAGAGGTAAGAGGATCGGTTTGTTATTCACTCGTATTGCTAGACTTTGGGAGGATGATCTACACTTTGAGCATGATTATACAGAAGTTGAAGCACTGCAATCTGTAAGGAATGATAAATTAATGCGAGTTGAAAAACATATCTTTTTCGGTATTGCTCCTGAAGTTGCATATGCCGCAGAAGGTCTAGAGTTTCCTAGAAAACAAGAGCCTCAAGGTATAGGAGAAGAAGAGGATGAGAATGTTAGATATCTTCTCGATGTAATCAAGGACATACCATCTTATGATCAAAAAGGATTTGATTCTGAATATCTTCAATCTATGGAAGTGGTCAATGTTCCTAACAATCCACAAGTACAGGAAGAGGATGAGATATTAAAAAACATTCTCGGAACTCCTGCAAACTGGAGAGATTACAAACAAGCTCATTTGTTTTTTAATGCAAATCAGGATCAAATGAAAGAAGGATATTACATCAGAATAGGAAGAAGATTAGACACTGATGATATTCTGAATGCTACACCTGAAAAGGGTAAGATAGTTGTATTTAAAGACCTTCTCGATCTTGCTGTTGATCATTTAAACGGTCGATATGGTAGACCTCCAATCACAGAGGATGAAAGACGATCTGCATATCAAGTTATCAAACAATACTTTGATATCTTAAAGATGGAGGCTCCTGTTCTTTTGGATTCATATCTATCTTTTGACAGTAAAAAAAAAGACTCTGATGAAGAACTCACCAACTTCCCAAAGAGAGGAGATAACAAAAAGATCAGCCTCAGAAACTCAAATCACAGGACTTTTGACCCTGATTATGCTGAAAAACTTAAACTGAATTATCCTAGTATATGGAGAGCGGGCGGTAACATAAGAGGAAATGAACAGTATAAAAAACTCTATCCAATAGCAAAGAGAGGAGGAACACCAAAGAATCTAACAGAAGAGCGGGCCATCAAACTCAGAGAGGCATGGATTGCTCGACATCTTAAAGACGGTTCTCAGTTCTCAGATTCTTCTCATCCTGTCAACCTGTCAACGATTGCCGGAATCGTAGCACAGATTAAATGGTTATCCATCGGGTCTATAGGTCAAAGCAAAATGAAGAAGGTTATCAATCAGATGAAGAAGAAGATTGATGATTCAAAGAAGGAAGAGCGAGCAAAGAAAAGATATTGGAATAGATGGGTGAAAAACTCACAAGGAAAAGCAGAAAAGGAACTACTGAGAAGATTTAAGAGTTATTTAACAGCATCAAAGAAAAGATACGCAAAGAGAATAGAGGATATTGATAAACAAGAGAAGTCTTTGATTGTTGATAGAGAAACCTTTTTAGCAATACAGGAAGAGAGGCAGGAACTTGATCGGGCTGTAGGTGATACATGGCTTAAATGGTGGATGCTTACAGGTAATCAACAACTAGACGATCTATATAGCAGAGCAGGAAAAGAAAGACCTTTGGATCTTGTTTTTGGGAATCGTGATTATGCTAGACAGTTATGGAATTCATCTGTAGAAGATATTACATCAAGTACAGGAAGATCGATCATGTCTGTAGTTGAAAGAGGTCTGGAGAATGGATTATCAACAAGGGCAATAGCACAGAATCTTATAGACACAGATCAAAGCGGTATCTTCAACTTAGGAAGAGCAAACAGAATTGCTAGAACAGAATCAACTAGAGTAGTAAATCAAGCGACTACAGAATCTTATAGAACACTACAAGCAAACGGTATTCAAGTAAAGAAACAATGGTTGACAGCACGAGATGAAAAAGTGAGAGATTCACATGTTACTCTTGATGGTCAAACTGTTGCAGCAAATGAAAACTTTCAACTCCCTTCTCAATATGGAGGCTTTGAGGCTTCTTCTCCTGCCTCTTTTCCTGTTGCAGGTGAGAACATAAACTGTAGATGTACAGTGATCCCTGTACTCGATGAATAAAAAAAATCGAATCCTTTTACAGATCCGATCTTATATGTAAAGAAAAAACCCTTTTCTTTTCCTGAGTTTCTTCTGAAGGCCTTCAAAGTATTTTCTAGATATTATCCTTCTCTCTTCTTTGTTGTATAATACATATAAAGAGCATCCACTGATCCAAACATCGGAAATCTCAAAAGAATGTTCTATCTTGTGAAATATATCTAACAGATCTTTTTTCTGATCTTGATATTTCTTTAAATCCTTCTCTGCTTTCTGTTTGCTAGTTTGATCTATTGTTTCTGTAGTCTCTAAATAGACAGATACTCCCTTGTAAGAGAGTATCAATTGTTTGCTGTGTCGATTAATAAAAATCATCTTTTACATTCTCGATTATATAAAAT